ATTGTCGACAAATCCCATTGGTATTTTTCATCAATTTCATTACGTTGTTTTACCATTTCGATTAATCCTCCAATGGTTCTATTTTAGCATATTTCAAAAATGCTTTCTATTAATTTCTATTAACACTTGAAAAGCCTTTAAAATAAGCCTTTCTGATTTTAATAGTTATCAGTTAATTCTCAATAGTTTATAAAAACCGTATTCAAAACCGTATTCATTTTCTTGCCCGTATAGTTAAAAAAGCGAACTGAAAACAGTTCTTTTTTATTGTCTATTCTAATAGACATTTCTAAAATTTTCCGTTATAACAGCAACAAAAAAAGCCCCCTCCATTTGGAAGGGGTTAACCGTTATTGGTTTTTATTTTCTAGGGCTTCAATCCGGGAAATCAAGCTTGTTAATTCTTCCTTTGTAGCAAAGGTTTCCTTTGCCTTGCTCAAAGTTTGGAACGGATCCCCGCCATTCGCTAGTTTGGTATCTATTAAGACGTCCAAGCCTAGTTCTAAATGCTTGTTCTTAATGGTTTCCGTCATTTGGCTTTGAAGCGCTGTATAGTTGACGAAAGTTTGATAAGCAAAATCTGAAGTCAGGTAGGTACTTAGGTCCACCGCTTGCCCGGCTGGTCTAGCTTCCAGCGCTTCAATTCGCTGGACTAGGGCGCTATCATTGTAAGGCTGAATAGGGTTTGTTTCTAAATAACGTTTAACGTTTTCAGCAATATCCACCGGGTGAATAGTCAAGTATTCTGAAATTTCATGTTGAATATTGACTTTTCCAAGCTCCACCACTTCAGGCGCTTGATAGTTTTCAACCGACTGAATAACGTCAATTTTGGCGCTTTGATCACTTGGAAAAACATAGTCACCGGATTCAATTTCTAGTTGATAAACTCCCACCGGTAAGATCTTCAGGATCTTAAAACTCACTTTTGAACCTTCTACCGTGGTTTCAAATACTAGTTTACCTTTTGACCCAGCTAGTTTTACTTTTGCGTTTTGCCCGTCTAGGTTTTCAATAGGCTTACCAGCATAATCAAGTAATTCAAATTCAAAAGTTGAACCAAAATCACCCTGTTTTATGACTTCCCCGCCTTTAGTTTGCTTTAAGTTTGTAGAATTAATTCCCATCATTCCAGCATACCCCATAGATCAGTGCGGTTCCCGGCTTCATCTGTCGGACCAATAGCCATATAATTGCGGTTTCCTGAAGCTCCCACGTAAGAGATCCAGCGATAACCTGCATTTGATCCCTTGGAATCGTAGCGAACCTTTTCGCCCGGTTGGTAAGTTGCTACAATTTCACCGGTTAAATCCGGATAACGGCGGACATTGATAGGGCTATCACCCACTGTAAAAGTAGCTTCTTCAGGGAAAAACGGTACTTCATGGCTTTCCATGACTTCAGTAACGATCTCTTTGAGTTCTTCTTTTGGAAGTGGTTCGCCTTTAGGTCGGAAGGCTGTAGGGTAAAGAGTTGAATAAGGGAAGGCCATAAGGTTGAAAGCACCCCCACCATTCGGCCCAGCTTCACCGCCTTGGTTTTGACCAAGGAACCAACCTTGGTTTCCGTCAATGTCACTTACAAAGATAGCGACGTGAGAAACCGGGGTCCATTCGTTTTCTGTGAAAATACAAACTTCACTGCCTTCAAGTTTTTCTACTTCATCAAAGTAATCAAGAATACCGTTATTATAACGCTGTTCCCAAATGTCTTTCACATAGCCGGAATTAGTACAGTTTGCAAAGGGAACGCCTAGCCAAATACAATATTTAGCGTAACCGTCCCAGCATTGCCACCCGTAAGATCCATCAATATCAAAGCCGTAGCCTAACACCTCATTTTGAAATAGTTGAATTTTATCCATTTTTAAAACCCCTGTTATTTTTTCCAAGCGTCATTAGCTGTTTTTACCGCTGATTCAATAAATGTATTTAACTGATCATTAGTTAAATAAATGTTATAAGCTTCAAGGCCTTCAATAAGGCTTGTTTTAGCGTGTTCTAGCTTATCAGCGCCGTGAATGTCCAGTTTATCGGCTACTTGTTCCGTAGCCTGTACGGCGTTCTTAGCTAGGATTTCAGCGGTTTCAAGTGCTTTCTTCCCGCCACGGGTTAAAAGGTACTGTTTAACGGAATTAACTACAATACCAACTAACACTACTAGAATACTCATAGCCCCGCTTACAACAATATCAGTAATTTGATTCATCTTTTTTCTCCTTTTTTCTTTTTAATTAATTTACTAGGTTCTTCTAGTCCTTCTTTTAGTTGAAACTTTTCGTTATCTATGTTTTGTTTTACAAAACGATCAAGGCCCGGAATTTCTATGCCCAGCGCTGACAAACTAGCCAAAATGCTGGATCCATAGGCCGCCATCATGGCCATTATAAAAGCGTCCACAATGGGCGCTAGATTCATATATAACGCGAACGGGTACCCAATCGCCGTTATCAGGATCATGGCCGTGTGACTGACTAAACCTTTCCGCCATTTACGGCTAGAAAAGTCATGGTAAGCCCACGCCCTTGATACTCCTAAAACAATATCAAGGGCCACGATCAGCATTAAGGCAAAAACGATAAAATGTTCATCAATCCCGTGGGCGTAGAAGTCCTTAACCACCTCAAAAATTCCAAAAATTCCATCCGGTTCAATCACTTCCACAAGTCACCCTTATTTCTTTCCAACAAAAGGCCATGCTGTTGCTGTTCCTAGTTCCAGCTTGCCACCTTTCATAAATTCGCTGATTGGTTCGCCATTATAGGTAAAAGCTTTTTGGGCCTGAATTAAGATCTTAATTCCTTCCCCGTCCACTTCTTCATGGCTAGGATCTTCCAATACAAATAAATCATCTGTTTGGAAAGTATCGCCGGTTTTAGCAATAGGCAAAAGGTCCATATACTGTTTATAGATAGTTCCATAAGTGATATTTTCGGACATTACAGCGTTTAAAATTGAAACGTGTGTCAATTTAGCGTTGTTTTCCACTAACTTATTAATGGTTTCAAGCTGTTCTTTTTGCGCTTGTACTTTCAAATCCCGTTCTTTGGCCTTGATCTTCAGGTTATCAATTTCCTGAACGCTTTCAGACATGGCTTTTTCAGCGTATTCCGATTTAAAGTAAGCGTCTTTAGCAAGTTCAATCGCTTCAGTGTCCGGCTTGTTCCGGTGATCCCCGGCCACTCGCTGGGTGAAGCTATCAAAGCCCCCACTAGTTGCGTTTAAAGAAATGTCTGTGTGTGTGATTTTTCCATCTTCATCATATACCGGGTATTTCCCTACTACTGCATAAGTCCGCATTATTCAGCTCCTTCTACTTTTAATTCATTGAGTTGGTTTTGAAGTTCTTCTTTTTCTTTTTGAAGTTCTTCAAATTCTGCTTGTAATTCATCTTTAGCTTTCTGAAGCTCTTGTTTTTCTTCTTCCAGCTTTTGAGTATATCCTTGATAACTCTTTACTTGCGTCTGAAGTGTCGCAATAATTACTGCTTTTTGTCCGATTTCTGAAGCTAGTTCAGAATGTACGCCATTATAAAAATCTTCGTTCATTGATTTTCCTTTCATTTAAAGCCATATTTATTGATGAGATTGGATTTTATATGATTTTGAACAGCTCCATTTTTTAGATCCCAACCATAACGGGCGATAATACCAAAACAAGTCAGGATATCCCATAGATATCCTCCTACGTTTTGTGATCCTTTCCCAATAAATAGATCATCTATATAAGCTTTGCTAAAATGCTTATCCCCACGGCCTAAATTATGTTTAACGCCGTTTTCATTCATTGGAATTAAGAAGGTGTTTCCGTCTTCGGTGTTATTATGTATTAGCCAAGGACTGCGATACTTTCCGTTTGAATAGATGGCAATCCGATCGGCCACTAATTCATAAAACGATTCATTAACACCATTTCCTGAGCCTGACCAAAGGCGGGTCCCGGCAAAGGTTGCATTATTTGTATCTTCTGTTTTATCGTGGTTAGTACCTAATACGATCATAGCAGAATTAGGATCCCGGAAATGTTCAGCAATAAAACCGCTACGGGTCATTTTAAGGAATTGTGAAGAACTAGTATTATCAATCCGCCGAATGGTTCCGGTGTTTGAAAAAAGATTAATCGTACCTTCATTCAAATCTATTACCGTCTTATCGTTCACGGCTGAAATTTTCTTACCCCTCATCCAATCCACCAAGGCATATTCAATCTTAGCCTTAATAAATTCAGCGTTTAAACCGTTGATATTATTGACATTCAGATTGAAAATGTTAGCTTGTGAAGCGTCAATTTCCTTAATGTGGGCCGTGTCAATTTGGGCATTTCCAATCATTGATTTTTTAATAACACCATCTTTAATATAGGTTTTTTCCCCGATTGAAAGCAAACCTTCATTAATTCTTATTGATCCGTCCGGGTTCAAATTTAATTGCCCCAGCACGTCCCCGGCGCTGTTAAGGTTCCGGACTGACCAGCTATTATTTAGCTGTGTTACTTGCGTCCGAACTGCTTCCACACCTTGCGCAATTTGAATTGCTTTAGCCTGTGCGTTGCTAGCTAGTTCTTTAGCTTCACCGCTTGATTTGTAGGCGTCATCAAACTGACTAGGCTTGTATGGCCCCGTTCTTGATCCCCGGACCAAAATAGGTTCCTTAAACTCTACCCAGCCGTTTTTAACAAGGTAGATATAAAACGGATAGTTTCTATCCTCACCGAAAAGGAAGTCTTCCCGGACTGTGAAAGTTTGTTGGAACTCAGCCCATTCATCAAGTGGGGGCCTATTCTTACCGATTTCAGCATTTAGCAAAATCTTATTTAATTTGTGGTTTTTTACGTTAAAAGCAAAATTGTGATCCGGATAAGTTTTAAAACGGTATTTAAAACCTAGGGTATAGGTTTCACCACGGTATATTTTCTTGACGTAAATAGGCAATGAAAAACCGGTGAAGTTATACCCGGTTAAACCTTGCGCCTTAATGCTGAAAACTCCATCATTTAGGGTAACTTCTACGCCGTTTCTGTTAGCATTAACAAGGGTATTGGTTGACATTGTCATAGAATTGACAATCAGATTATTATCATCCGTTACATATTTTCCGACTTCAGTTTGAAAAATTTGATCATTCAAAACCATCCGGGAAATATTGCTAGCTATTTCGCTCCCTACGGTACCAAAGGCCTGTACAAATACATCCGACGTCCGGACAAAATCACTATAAGCCCGTTTGTTGTCTGAAAGCTCCTTTGTGATTGTCGCATACTGACCATCTAGCCCGTTCTTATAAGTTGCAAACTGTGATAATTGCCCATCTGTTTGATTAAACTTTTGTTCAATTTCACTAATTTTTTCATTATAAGTATTTTTGGCGACGTAATTTTTCCCAAATTCAGCACGTTCCCGGCTGATACCTTCAGCGGTTTTAGTTTCTAAAAAGCGGTTAAACTTTTCTGAAGTAGTGCCGTCCGGGTTGAAGTTTGTAGAAATCGTGTCTAATTTAGTCTTCAGGCCTTGCGCTGTTCTTTCAAATTCAGCTTGTGCCTGTGTTACTAAAAATTCTTGATCTTCCGGGGCTGGTACCCAATCAGTTGCATTAGTTCCAGCGGAAACAATCAAATTTTTAATCTGTACATTTCCACTACCTTCATCAAGGTTTAAATAAAGTTCAATGCTTTCAATGTCTTCAGGGTTCCCCTTGGTGTAACCTTTCCAAATAAAAGGCTCCGAATACTTACCGGACTTTTCACCGGAAACGTCAATGAACGCCTTACCCGTTGTAAGGTTATTTATTGCAAAGTCCCACTGTGCCTGACCGTTTTTGTACCTAACCACCCGATTAATACGGAATTTTTTTACAGCGTCTTCAGCTTGATAATCAAAAGAAAGTCTTAGCTTTTGATCCGTTCCCCAGCCGTGAGAATCTTTAGAAAATGTATAAAGTTTGGTATTATTCCCGACGTTTGCCGGCTTCCCCGTAGCTAAAACGTAGTTTCTCAATCCGATATTAGTAGTGAATTTCTCTTTCACCCCGTCAATCAGTTCAGTTACTTCCGCTTTGCTTGGTTTGCCGTCCAAATCAGCCTGAACCTTTGCTTTAAAAGTAGTTAGCTCATTTTGGGCCGTTTGGTTTTGCTGTTTGATTGTTTCAAGTTCGCCTTTTGCTTGTTCCGCTATTTTCTTAGCGTCGTCCGCAAGCTTACCAAGGCCGGATTTACTCAAAGCGTCATTGATTTGTTGTTCAGTTTTGGCGCTTTGCTGGTCCATAGCCTGTTTCAGCTCATTGAATTTCTGATCAATTTTTTCCCTTAGACTTACTTCATTGTAAGTCCTTAGAATTTCTTCCCAAACTTCCCCGGTCCAGCGTAGCATGATTTTATGGCCTTCATGTTCCGAATCAGGTTTGTACCAAATATCGTTGATCATTACCTTTTTAGGGTATTTCTTAACCGGATCTTCGGTACTATACCAATTCGTGTTAAAACCGTCTGCCGTCTTGATAAAGTCCGGCAAGTTTTCAATAAAGCTATTAAATTCATTGTTTATAAATTCTTCTACAGCTTTATCCGCTACGGCCTGAACCTTGGAAGATGAACTTTCACCGATCTGATCCCCTAACTTGATATCACTAGACTGATTATTTAAACGGTTGAAGGTGATTTCAAAAATCCGTGTATCATAATCTAGCTTCTTATCATGTCGGACTACCCGGATAGTGTCCCCGATTTTTACGCCCCGCAAGTAAACGCTTGAAGTTTTCAAGGTTAATTGTGGACGTGCTGAATTAATCAAGGTTTGGTAAGTTAGCTTGATCAATTCGTTCGGGTCTTCTTCCTCATTAAATTCGGTAAATCCAATCTTAGGCCTCATTGTACCATCTGAATTTTTGATCCCGTAAGTCCTAGTCATTTCAGGAATTTCTAGGTATTTTTGGCCTTTAGGTTTATCCAGCGGGTCCCCTTTGGCTTTGGACCATACCACATCTTCAAAGGTGATCTTCCGGCCGTAACCGTCCCCGCCTTTTCCGCTTTCTTCAGCGCTTGAAACCTGTTCACCTTTACCGCGTCCAATCAAGGCCGTGAAAATGTTGGTTCTTTCCACTTCCTTCAGGATCTCTAGCGCATTATGGCCATAGACTACCCGTTTCCCTACAGCTTCACCGATTTTCTTTTTGAAATCAATGTACCGGGCGCCTAATCCGTTACTATTCATTTCTACAAAAAACTGCATTTCAAGGCCCCAAACCTTACAGATTTTTTTAAGGGCGTCAAAGACTGAAGTATAGTAGAAATTCGTGCTGTGGTTTGTGGTATCGGCAATAAAACGGGCCTGCCAATTCGTACCCTGTAAGAGTTCATTAATTACCGGTTTAGCCGGTGTATTTTTAGGGCGTTTATCGAATACCGGGGTTTTCCGTAGTTCCTCTATACCGGATTGAACCCCGGTAAAGGTTGAAATTTCCCCTTTAGTCGATTTTTGAGCGATATAGAAATAATGAAAAAGGTGTGTATCTTCCATTGATTGAATGGCCATATACTCCACCTTTTCAAATTCATCATCATTTAACGCCTTCATTTCAACCGTCAAGCGATCAGAAACGTAGTTATCGGTAGTAAGTGCGTATTTCTGAAGTGCTGACTTGATAGCGTTTCTTCTAACAACTTTTAAAAGCCGTTCTTCATTATCAAATAAATAAATCACGCTCTTTCATCCCTCCAAACTACTTTCTTCACTGTCGCATTAACTGCCGTTATTGTGTCACCGTCCCGGACTTTAAACAATTCCAGCGGGCTGAATCGGTCTAATTCACTCAAAATATTCCGGCCCCCGTAAGTTGCCCTAACTTCATCCGGATCAAAAGAAATTACAATATCTTGACCGGGTGCATAGCTACCCGAAAAAGAAATAATTTTAGATCCGTTCACAATCTGCACCCGGTCAGTGGTTTTTGACGGTGTGACTGTGATTGATTCCGGCAAGACTTCCACGGCGTCAATAAGAGAAATAGGCCCTGTTGAAGTTTGGGGCTGTTTCTTCTTATATCCATCCGGAATTAACAAGCTGAACTTACTAACAATACTTAGATTGGTTTCTTCAAAGCTATCTGCTCCGTTGAAATAACCATAGTAAATATATTCCGGTTCATCCCGGAAAGTAATTTCAAGAAATCCGCTTGGTGCGTGTGTCCTTAAAATTTTATTTAGTTTAGCAAACTTGTCCCGCATTTGGGCGCTGGTGTCCGCTGTAAGCTGGTATTTGATTTCTAGGGTGCGTTCTTCATCCTCATAATCATCCACCCAAACACCGCGCCGGCCTGTAACCTTGGTAGTTGAAACATTCCGGCCCAATAGGCCACGTCCTGAAACTGTTAAATGGCGGTACCCCTCAATTAAATTATTAAGGGGCTGGCCGTTAATCATTAGATTGTCGCTAGGCTCTAAAGCTGTAACGGCTTGATCTAATTTTTTCAGATTAGCGTAATTGTACATACTTTTTCCCCTTCCTAGTAACTATCTAAAATCAATTCCATTTCTTGTTCATTTGTAATATCGTTTGTAAAGGCTCTATAAGCCGTATTACCAAGTTTTAAGGTAATATCTGCCGGCTGTTGTCCGACTGTCAGGCTACCACCTTCAAAGTTAACGTTTGGATCATAAGCGGTAAGGCTTCCTAGTGCGCCATCTACGGAACTTAATTCATCTTGGAATGTTCCTGATAGGTCCTTATCAGTAAAGGCATTAATAGCGCCTTGCGCCATATTTCCTACTGATTTCGCTACCTGTTCGGCCTTACTGTCTACCCCAATAATGAAACCTTGGTCAGTATATACCCCGAATTGACGGAATACCCGTGAAGGTGATTTAATACCTAGCAAACCTTTGGCCCAATTAATGGCGCCTTTAACAGCACCACCCACGGCGTCAATAAGTTTACCAGCGAACCCAGTTACACCTTTAACAAATCCTAGGATCAAATCCTTACCGACGTTAATAGCTCCACTAATGAAGTTTTTAGCGCCATTAACGGCGTTTGTAAAGGCTGTTTTAACCGCTGAAACCAAACGGGACCCAGCACTAGTAACCGTACTTACTACAGTATTCCAGCCGTTGGAAATAGTGCTTCCGATATTAGACATGAAACTACTAATAGAAGAAGTTATTCCACTCCAAATACTTGAAACGGTTGAAGAAATACCGCTTAAAATTCCGGAAATGAATGAACTTATGCTATTCCAAATACTTGAAATAGTTGAAAAGATAGCGTTCATTACATTTGAGATAAGCGAACTTATTCCATTCCAAATTGCTGTTGCTGTTGAAGTAATACCATTCCAAATTGAACCCAAAAAGGAAACGATAGTATTCCAAATTGCTTGCGTACTTTGTACGATAACATTCCAAGCGCCTGTAATGGCTTGTTTGATAAGATCAAAGTTACCTGTAACAAGTCCTACGATAGTTAGCAAGATCCCAGCAAACACCGCCTTAATGGCGTTCCAAATATTTGACCAAATTTCTGAAATAGTGTTAAGGATCGTTTGAATAGTATTCCAAATAGCTGTAAATACCGTTGTAACTGTTTGAGAAATAGCGTTCCAAACGGTTGAAACCACTGTAGAAAGTGTGTTCCAAATAGTATTCCAAACATCTGAAATTGTAGTCATGATTGTTTGAATTACGTTCCAAACCGCTGTAACCGCTGTTGTAACTAAACTTACAATCACATCCCAAATAGGACCCACAACCGCTACGATAGTATTCCAAATAGCTGTCCAAATTTGGTTCAATAGTTCAAGCCCGGCTTGAATAACTTGAGTAAGGCCCTGAATGGCGATTCCTACCGCCGTTTTGATACCTTCCCAAATACTCAAGGCGATCCCTTTGAGTGTTTCCCACGCCCCGGACCAATCGCCGTTAATGATCTGCATGATCATTTTGATAATTCCAAGAATTACATTCAAACCGGTTTCAACTACGTTCTTGATCAAGTCCCAAACAGTTTTAACCATTGGAACTATTGCGTTCCATCCAGCTTCAATAATTGGGGCAATGGCGTTTACAATCGTTTCTACTACCGACTTGATAGCGTTCCAAACTGTTTCAGCCGTCTGAAGAATAAGCTGGTGATTTTCATTCCACCAAGAAATAAGGCTTCCAAAGATCTGTTTTACAAAGGCTACTACTTCATTAATGGCGCTTGATACAGCCTTAGAAACGGCCTGAAAGGCTGAGTTAACCTTGTCCCTAAATTCCTCACTAGATTTATAAAGACCCACTAAACCGGCCACAAATAGCGCGATAACACCAATCACGGCCCAAACCGGGGCGGTAATGGAACCTATAGCGGTACCGATTGAACCAAACACGCCGGAAATAGCCGTTCCCCCAGCGGTTGCACTTTGGAAACCAGCGATTAGGCTAGAAATAGCCCCTGAAACCTTACTAACAATTCCAACAATGGTACCTACTACCTTTGTTACCGTTCCTACTACCGTAAGGATTGGACCAGCGGAAACTACAATAGCGCCGATCCACTTTTGAAGCGGTGATAATGGTAAGTTATCCCAAATTGTGCCTAAAACCCGTACAATGTTATTCTTGAAGTTGATAATTGTATCTTTTAGGTTTTGCATTAGGCTTTTTATATCAGCGTTCTTCTGACCAAGGCCGGCTACAAGGTTTTGGGCTGAAGCTTTCATAGCTTCAAAGGATCCGGAAACTGTTTCACTCGCTTCTTTCGCTGTGGTTCCGGTTACTCCTAGCCGTTCCTGTGTAACGTGGATAGCTTGGATCAGTTTATCAAACGGAATATCTTTCACGTTTTTGGCCGTAGCTTTGAAGCTGTCACCCATTACGCCGGATTCATTAACCAGACGGGCCATTTCTTCCTGTGTACCACCGTAACCGAGTTTCAAGTTATCAAGCATTGTATAGTTGTCTTTTGCAAAACCTTGGTAAGCGTTTTGAATGTCTGAAATATTAGTACCGAACTTATTCGCATTATCAGACATATCAACTATGGCCATATCTGCATATTTGGCGGCCTGTGCGGTATCACCACCAAGCCCCTGAAGCAAGCTAGCACTGAATGACGTTACTTGCTCCATGTATTTCACACCGGAAACACCGGCCCGCTTGTATGCTGTTTCTGAGTTTTTAATTACAGTATTAGCGGAACCTTTAAACATGGTTTCAATACCACCTACGGCCTGTTCTAGGCTTGCAAACGACTTGACAACTCCACCGATAGCACCAACAACCGGCAAAGTGAAACCAGCTGTCATTCCGGCCCCTACCTTGATCATAGAATCACCGACGCCATGAAGTGAACCGCTTAATTTTTCAAGACTTGACCCGGTTTGATTCCGCAAGCTTTCCAAAGAACTTTGGGCTTCTTTTAAACCGCTTCTAAAGTCTGAAACGTTCGCCTTCAGTATGGCCGTTACGTCAAAATCTGCTCCCATTAATTACCCCCTTTCCTTGCTTGATTTATTAATCTGTTCCGTTCCGCCATATCTAGTTTTCTAGGCGGTACGGCTTTTTCTGTAGGTTGATTTTTTTGGAAAATCCTGTCAAATTCTTCTTTATGGTTATAAAATTCCTCAAAATTCTTAAACGCTGGACGGGCCGACTTGCCCCGGCCTTTTTGCGCTTTAACAGATTGATTAAACCAAGCTTGGATAGCTGAATTAAGGCGCTTATCTTCTTGCTGAATAGCGTAGGCCATATTATAGATTTCAAATTCTTCTAGCGTGGTCCGCATTGCTTCCCGGAAGGTCATACCGTGCCGGGCAATAAGGAGCGCTAGGGCTTCATCATAGCCAAAGTTGGAATTTGACGGGTCGGAGTTCCCTACTCTACTAGGTTCATGGCCTTTTTGAGTAGGGGTGACGCTTTTAACTCATTAACCAAGTCTTCAATAACTTTGTCATACTGATCATCTAAAATCAGTTCTTCAAGGTATTTTCCAATAGCTTCATTAGACGGTTTTTGTGCTTCCGTTACTGTCCCAGCTTTGATCACATCAATAAACGCCAAGGGGTCATTTAAGGCTTTCCCAGCGTTGAATAGTGTCATAGCACCGTAACCGGTTTTCATTCCTTCAAGTTCCGCTGAATGAAGCTTATTCATTTCACGCAAGAAACCAATTCCAAAATGTAAAGTATATTCTTTTCCGCCAATGTTTAAAATCATGTCTATTTTCTCCTTTAAATCCAAAAAAATAAGGGGCTTTAAAAGCCCCTGAAAAATTAGGCTGGTAACCCTGTACCTTCGCCCTCTTTAGCCAAAGTATGGTATTCATATTGCGCCTTGTTAATGGCTGATTTTTGGGTTTCTGTAAGCGTGTCAGTGCTGATCACACCATTTCCATCAATAGCCATTTCATAAGTAAGCTCTACTTTGTCATCAGCGGGTGCGGAAATTTCAAAGTTTTTGAAGAATCCTTGGTAGTATTCCACATCATATTTTTCCTTTCCGCCTTCTTCAAACTTACTTGCAAGGTCCACAATCCAAACTTCAATTTTATCCGTATTACGGAACCATTTGCGCATTTCTTTCCACATATTGACCGTGTCTTTGTCTTCGCGGTAAGCAAGTGAAGTAAATTCGCCTGAAGTTTCACCGTCTGAAACTGAGTTCACAACTCCGTCTTTTGTTTTAGTGGTTTCAACTTCTTTTTCAGCGTTCAAAGTTAATTCCGTTTGGAATCTTACTTTTCCGGCGTCTTGTTTCTTTTGATCTTTAACACGTCGGAAAAACGCGATAAAGTCTTTTCCTTGAATTAATTCTGCCATTTGTTATTTTTTCTCCTTTTTCGTATAGGTAAAAGAAAAGTCCAAAACCACATGAAGCAATGGCTGGACATCTGTATTATCGGGTATGATCTGTTTGTTTGTAGTAGTGTGGTTTAAATTATATTCCCACTTCCCGGAAATATTTTTGACAAGCGTTTCTAAATAGGCTGAAATATCGTCCAAAATGGCCCGTTGTGCCCTTGTAGCGTAAATGTGGACCGTTTGGCCCACCGTCCCCCAAAGGTCGTTATTTTGGGCCTCCTGTGCCGTATTTTCACCAATATAGATAAAGGGGTACTTTGTCCCAGCTTCCGGCAAAAAGTCAAAAGTTGGTGCTTTTGCTTCAGCCAACTGATAAATTAATCTAAATAATTCATGGTTTGGCGTCATTTAAACACCCCTTTCATTACGTTTGTCATGTCTTCCTGAAATTGCGGTTGAATTTCCTGAACCGCCGGGCGCATGAATGGCGTCCCCGGCTGAAACCGGGTCCCATATTCCTGATATCCGGAATACCCGGCTTGTGCGTGAATATGTGCTTCCATACCGGGGTAAGAAGTAGTAATGTGATTTTTTAAAAAGCCCGTGTCTTCAGGGGCTTTCTTTTTTGCTACTGCTTTAGTACGTTCACCGTTGTTTTTCAAAACGGCTATAGAGAGTTTAACAGCGTTTGGGTGAGCGTTTGAAATCGTCATTGTCAGCTTTTCCAAGCCGTGCCATTTAACACCAACCATTGTTAGGGCCTACCTTTTTCAAGCGTACAGCCCCTTTTATTGGGGCGTCAATCGCTTCAATAGGTTCATAGGTATCGCCATTAAAAACGGCCTGATCAAAAGGCGCTTGCTCTTTTTGGAACCGGCAATAAATCACTGTATCTGTCCGGTTCCCGTACAATTCAAACACTTTTGATTGAGTGACTTTATTAACCAAGCAAGGGACTATTACAGTCTTTCTTGCTTCCGTTTCATACTTATCCGTTTCCGGATTGTATTTCTTACGCCCCCCACAAATTAAGGTAATTCGGTTTGGTGTCTTCATAGGAAAAACACCTTTCCACGCTCACGCTGTGAACCGTCTAGGCCAAAGTCTTTATTAAGAATGGCCATATACGGTTTAAATAGGTTATCCCATTCCTGATAAGTAACAGAATAACCGTCAACCGTTTCAGACGTTACACCCTCGGAACCCTTCCGGCCGTATAGCTTATACACCACATTTTCGATCATGAAATTATACTTACTAGCTATTTCTGCCGTACCTGTCAGGCCTTTAAAATAACTTTCAGCGTCTTCCACTAAATCAGTCAACAAATCATTTTCTAGGTTGTCAGTCGGATCAATACCCAACCGACGTTTAATTTTTGCTAGTTGGGTTACTTCCATCTGCTTTTATTCCCCTTTGATATCTTGGGCAAGCGCTACTAGATCCGCTTTTTTGGCGTCCGCTTCATATTCTACGCCTGATTTTTCTAGTAACTCTTTCAATTCTGCCACTTTCAATTTTTCAAGTGGTTTTTCTTCAGCTTCTTCAGCCGGTGCCACTTCTTCAGTCGGCGCTGGTGCTGGTGCTTCCGCTTTACCTTCCGCAATAATCACACCTTTACCGACTAATTCAGTAATTCGGGCGCCTGATACAGTAAAATCAGGGCGCGGGTATAGGTCACCGACTTCATAAAAGCGGTTATTGTCTTTGGTATCAATGATATTTTTAGTTACAATATAAGCCATTGACTACCCCTTTCTAATTAATTAGACGTTTTCAGCGGAAGCTGTCAATTTAGCAAAGGCGTTTGCCTTAGTAACCATTACAGCGATATCCATAGTTACACGAACCGCTACCATTTCTTGTTCAAATAGATTGATTGGTGTACCATCTGAATTTTTCATGGTAGAAATTTGGCCTTCTTCAGAAATCTTAAAGTTAATGTTATATGGAACACCATAGATAAGACTATTGAAGTCACCAGCCAAAAGATCGCCTTTCTTAAATTGTTTTGATTTAAGATCAACTGTAGTAATACCATCAATGGTATTAGTTGCTTTGTCGTAAATTGATTTCTTATCACCGTCACGGCTTTCACGGAGTGCTGAACGGTTTTGAACCTTAGAAACAAAGGCATTAGGGTTAATGTCCGCTTCATAAAGCTTATCTTCCAACTCAAGAATATTTTGATAGTTGATAGGACCAACTACAACTTGGCTTGAATCTTTAGCGGCCTTGGCTACTGAGTTAGCAAAAGGTGTTTCATGGCCCAAAAGACCAGCTTCATCAATCTTAGTATGGAAAGCTTCAACAATTTGTGGTTTCATGTCTTCAAAGAATTTTTGCCATGTATAGTTAAGTGCTTCACGGGAAGCAACTAGGATAATACCCAATTTGTGAGCTTTCAAAGAAACCGGAACCACTTCAGGTTTGTCAGTCTTGATTTTTTCGGTTTCATTTACCCAATAAGCTGAAACCCCGTCGGTTTGGACGTAAACGGTTTTTTCTTGCAAGCCGTCCATTTCATGATACTGTCCAAGTTGCATTACTACCGAATTTTCAGCGACATCTTTCATGATGATATCGGTCATTTGTTTTGTAAAAGTTCCGTCTTTCTTTTCTGAAACTAGGACTTTATCAGGGTTAAAAGTTTGTACTGTCATATTTTAAAATTCTCCTTTAAGGTTATTTAATGATTCGGGAACTTCTAAAAATGTCCCCTTTATCTGTGCTTTCGGTCCCGTTAAGTTCGGATGAAACTTTAGGGGGTTCCGATTGCGAATATTCAGCCTTGATCTCGCTGATAATGCTTTCAAGGTCTGAAATAGCTTGCAAAGTACCTTCAGCGGTATCTTTAACAACAAAAGAAATCACTTTATCATTAACCGGAAGTTTCCGGCTAGAAAGTGTTTTAATAGCTTCATCTGTCAATTCTCGCTTGGTTTGTTCTTTCTCTAAACCTGCGATCTTATCAAGTAAAGCTTGTTTTTCTGCTTCAGCTTCTTTCCGGCGGTATTCTTCCAATTCCTTGCCGGTCAGTTCGCTTTCTGCCTTGTATTTTTCCAAGGCTTTAGAAATTGCGTCCGCTGTATCCTTGGAATGTTTTTCTTCCATAGATTTCAAACGGCGTTGCATTTCGGCCACTGATACCATCTTTTCCGGTTCCTGTGTCGGATTGCTAGCTTGTTCCTCAACTGTTTCCGCTGATTGTGGTTCAATCGCCTGTGTATTTTGTTCTTCTGCCATTAGTAGGCTCCTTTCTACGCTTTTACGGGCAACCCCCCCGAACTCATGCAACTTTTAACGTCTTCAGCACGGTTTGGACAAAGAAAAAAGAAGGTGAAATTCTAAATTTCATCTTCTTTGTTAAGTTTCAACAATCATAGTTGAACAAGCAGAAACAAAAATATTTTTTATTTCTAGTTCACAATTTAAAAAATCTACCGGATAATCTCCATCTAGCCATTTTTCATTATGTGTTACGTTGAAATAAGTTTCTTTTTCCACAAATTCAGCAAGCTCTTTTACTTTCATTATTCATCTTCTTCATTTAGTTTAAAATCGTTTAAGGTGCTACCACCTTTTTTATATTTTAGTTCGATATGTCCATAGCCTGAACACCTACAATTAGGGTGCATAGGGTACATATTCACGCCTTTTTCAAGTTCATCAACCGGGAAGGCCTTGCCGTCCAAAGGGGCGCATATTTCACACGCTCCCGGTTCAGCCACGAAAATGAAATGTGTGAACTCGCCATCCACCAGCATTTCTTTTTGTGTGTCCGCATTGATTCGGGCTATTTCTGTCTTGATCAATCTTTCAGCACTTGACCGGCTAGCGCCGTATTTTTTGGCTAGTCGGTCCCGTTCCTGCTTATAACCCATCATATCCGTATAGATACGGTTCAGGGAAGCAAAGACATCCTTTTGTAAGGTTTGTTGTAGCCCTGTTTTTCCCCAAACACGGTTGGAAAAAGATTCGCCGTAAAAATCGGCGTCTAAAATCGCTTCTAGGCGCTTTTTCACTCCTTTGGATGAATTGCCCAAAATCCCCGCTTGGCGTTCAAATTCGCTTAGTATTTCGCTTCTGCGAGCCTTATCGAACATTTCATAAGTTTCCGCTGTCAGGTTTTGAATTTCCAAGTCTAATTCAGCCTTTAAGAGTTCCAGCCGGCTTACTTTCATCTTTAAGTTATAAACTCTTAACCATTCATTAGTAGCCGGTGAAAAGTCTTTTTCTTTTACCGCTTTATAGGCCTTACGGTTGAACTTGGTAACATCCATTTTGTCAGCGCGTTTCATGGCTTCCTGTTTAGTCAAGCCCTCACGCCCCGCATAATTGATATAAAACTGATCTATTTGAGCCTGTAAGCGGTTATAAGATTCCTGGTAGATTTCAACCAAGATTCTTTCACGCTCCAAATCCCTTTTCATTAAAGCAGTTTGGGCCTTGCGTTCGGCGTTGTATCTCTTATTGTCCGCTATCTTCAGATTCATCTGCCACACCTACGCTTTTCGCTCTTTCAAAATCGCTTGCGCCTTCTTCTTTCTTGATCCGGTCAATCTCCGTTTCATAATCTGTAAAGCTTGCGTTATTAAGTAGGGTTTCTTGCGATACTTCCCCGCCCGCTTCAATGTAAGCCTTAATTTCAGTCCAAACATCTTGCGGAATGTTGGGGTGAAAAGTAAAGGTTAGCTTGTTAGCTTCAATAACCGGACCATTAACAGCCTTATGAATGTTACTGATCAATTCATAACGACGGCGCAAAGCCTTAGTAAAGTAGGTTTCTTTGTCTTTGCGTACCTGTTCCAGCCCGATCATCTTATAAAGTAAGGCAATTCCGGACTGTGTGGAATTGAAGCGATCATCATCTAGGTTAGGAATACGACTGAAGCGGTGAATGTCATTCGCCAAACGGTTCTTATAAGCTTCCGTTCCGCTTACGTCGTATTGTTTGTAAATATAGCCGGCGTCCGCTGTCGTTTGCTGACCCGTTGCGCTGATTCCGGTTTGAAGTAGTAGCGTATTAGCGTCCTTCATTTTGGCCACGTTGTCAGCCGTTGCCCCGATAGCGTCCAAGTCACCCTTGATTAATAACATAGCGTCATTGAGATCGCTCATATAGTTCGCTGTGTCTGATTCGCTAGCGTCGTAAGCGTCAATCAGGGAGATCTCACTTTCATAGTCGCCCATTCTATAGCGATTGTTCCACCATTCCACAACCGGAATATCGTTGTAGTTGTGTTTGGTGATTTCATCCACTTTAAGGCTAGGTGAATAATGGACAAAAGGTTTATAGGTGATTACCTGATCTTTGGTGTACACCGTCATGTTTACCATTCCGTTATAGATTGGAAGGTGAACCGCCCCGATTATGTTTTGTTCTACCGTTAAATCACGAATAACAAACATTTCAAGCGGACTGATCAAAACAACCCGATCCATATTGTCCCGGTCCCGGAAGTGATACTCATAAGCCCGGCCATAAACTGAAGCGTCAAAGGCTAAATCATTATTCAGGGCGTTAATATCATTATTCCATTCAATTTCTTTAATGGCCTGAAGCTGGTCTTTATTCCCACCTTCCAGCACTCCCACGGTTACCGGATTTCCGATAACGTAAGAAGTAGCAAAACTTGAAATATAACCACCCCAGCGGTGCCTTACGCGGTAATCAGCTTTCTCTTTATCCAGCCGGCGTTTACCGTATAAAATACTATGGTTTTCCCCTTTGGCGTATGAAGCTAAAATACGCAAACGCTTTTTCTGACTATCAAAGAACACTCCTAACATATCCTTTAAGGCTTTCTTCCCTTCAGGGGTTTCTAGTAATGCTTCACTAGAAGAATATCTAAAGGGTTCATTAGAAGCACTGTCGAAGCGTAAAGAATCGCTTCTAGTTCCTACCTCAATATCTAAACCGTGTTCAAATTCATTTACATGATCCATTTTCTACCTACCTTCTAAATAATCGGTTAACTTTTGAAATCGTCTTATTAACGTCTAATTCTTTCTTAGCTTGGAAAATTCTATCTTGGATAGCGTAGCGCATAGCGTCCAAACAGTGGTTATAGCTGTCCACCGGTTCATTAATGTATTCGTTAGTTGCCCGGTCCTTCTTCCAAGTGTAATTCTCCAATTCCTCGATAGTCTTTACACACCGCTCATCTACAATGATTTCATATTGTAGTATGTATTGGATCCCCTGCATGACTGATCCGGGGCCTTTTAGTACATCAATCACCCGTGGAATGTTTAGGTTCCTTAACTCCTGATTAGATTTCTTTTCAGCACTATCGGCCCTAATAATTTCCTTAGCATATCCAAGGGCTTTTATTGCTTCAGCTATCTTGTCATTAGTCAGGCCCTTCCTTACATATTCTTCCACAATGTACAAGCGCCTATTTTCATCATCTATCTTAATGTGCATGAAGGCGCTAGGGTCATTTATAAAACCATAGTCAAGGCCAAAATAAGACGGGAATTGTTTTAATTTTTCCTTGTTTAAGAGTTGCTTCTTATACTTCGGAAATACAAGCTTGTCCAGCGTTGCGAACTCGCCCAGCGCGTAAATCTTGTAATAAGCTTCATTCCGGTTAGCTAGTTCCTCAATGTTTTCCTTTGTGAGATCATCAAGAAACCTGTTATCCCTATATGTCGTTTGATAGATAACGGTATTTTTGGGCTTCTTCACAAAGAAAGCATTATATACCCAATTAACCTTAGATACCGGGTTAAACATCAAATAGATCTGCTTCTTAGGGTGTTTCTTATCCCGCAAACGCAAGGTAAGTTGTGTATAATCATCTAAAGTAAATTCTGAAGCTTCTTCCATGATTACGTCTGAAATCCCTTTGATTGACTTGATTTTTTCCGGGTTATCCAACCCTTTAAAAATAAATTGGGCGCCGTTTGGTAATTCGATCCGGTAAGCGGAATTATTAACCTTACAAGCACCAAGCAGACCCCATGTTTCCAAGCATTGCTTGACGTCTTCAAAGATTGAATCATAAACACTTGATCCAACTTTACGCAAAAAAAGAACCTTCCTTGGATATTTCCAAGCCTGAAGGCTCTTAAAAACTACTTTTTGAATTACTCCATGACTTTTACCGGATGAAGCCCCGCCGTAGTGGATTTCTGTGAAGGTGTCGTAGTCGGTTAAGTGGTCGTATATATGCTTATTGAAAACACGGCTGGGGTTTTTGATTTTTATCTTAATCTGTGGTTTCTTCATCATCCCAGCTTCCCAGCTCAATTTCTACCACTCTTTGAGTGATTTCTTGCCTGTCCACAAATAAGCCGTAACGCTTACCAAGGTCAACCGCTGAAGCCCGCCTAGTTGCTACTGATGGTTTTGCTTCGACAACTCTTTGATACCCTTCACCATCTAGGACCAAAAGCGGTTCAGTGACTTCACCACGCATAACGGAAGTAAGAAATTCTAGCACTTCTTGTTGATCTGCGATACGTTCGGACTTTAGTTTTTCAAGCTGTTCATCTATATAGGCTTTTACCTTATCATTTGATAGCAACCGGCTCCCATTTGCTTGTGCTGATCTTTCATTCTTAGTTTTCGGATAAGCCTTAAAATAAGCTTCCGTAGCGTTTAATGAAATGATATAATGATCTGCAAAAATCTTTTGCCTTTCCGTCATTCCCAAATTCTTTTGGCTCCTTTCTGATAAAATGCAATAAAAAAAGGATAAAACGCCGTTGTTTTATCCCCATTACTTGACAAATACCATTGTAACACATTGTCTAAATCGTGCCTTAACACTGAATGTCATTTGTTATCATTCAAGATTTTTTCTAATTCACTAATAGCGGACCGCTTCAAACGGTAGTAAGTAGATAGTGAAATCCCGTCCAAATCGTTACAAATATCTAAAACGTGTTTTTTGACTATGTAAGTAAGCCTTAGTACGGTCCTTTGTTTAGGGTCTTTTAATTTATTGATCATTCTACCAAGTTCTAGTTTTCTGTCAACAATTTCGGCCGTGTCTTGTTCTATAGCTTCTTTCATCACAATCAACTGTGTATAGACATCATCAACCTTCCGACCCTTACCCCCTGAAACCTTATCCGCCTGAAATTTAGGGCTTGATAGTAGCCCGGCTTCTAGTTCATTAATTTCGTCCATTCGGCTCTTTATGTCAATGTCTAATTTTTGCAATTCATCAAGTAATTCCTGTGCCTTGATACTCAAACCCCGTAACTCCTTTTGAAAAATGATATAATAAGAATACTCCTTGTTTAATATATTTTTTGTTTTGTGAGAGAAAGTCGGTTTTGCAGTACGCCGGCTTTTTTTATTTTGGGCGCGTGTATCAGACGCCCAGATAGATTTATATTTTTATAGGAGTTTTCAACCCCCTTTCTTAATAAATTCTTCGATACACTAACCACCCGGAAGCCTTTTTACAACTTGCGGGCGTAAAAATCAAATTCCAAGCAGTAAGCACCTTTCTTTGATAAGGTTTCTATAGGCTTCTTTCCGGGCCTTTCTTCGATCTTTGACTATTTTAGTTTCTGCCTTACGGTATTTGTCAATGTATTCCATAGCCATATCATCGAATTTCCCACAATTTTGCGTTTCATTTTCATTAAGATAATCAGCCATGCAATTTGTAATTAAAACCGGATCCATGACTAATTCAAAAAGTTTGAAGCACGGAAGGGGGCGTAACTAGCTTGTTCCTTTTATAAGCATTTAGCCTACACGCCAAAGTAGCTGGATTTTCCACCCCTAGAAAAATAAGGAAATCTTCCGTAGAACGGTATTCAAAGCGTAAGCGGTCATATTCTTCAAAGAAGTCTGTAAAATTACTCATAGTAATTTAACCCCTTCACGATTTACAGTTAATTCCACGGTATGACTTCTTTTCAGGCTTTTAATATCCGCAAGAAAAAGAGTAACGTAAGCCAATTCAATTTCATCACTTGCGTGTTCCTTCCAAGATTCATATTTTTTTATAAGATCTTCCAAATTCATTTTTATTTAATTCCCCCTTATTTTAAGATAATCAGGCATAGGATCCCCCACTTTCAAGCTGTCGTATTGCTCCTTAGTCACTAGGAAATTTCCATAACCTTTTATAGTCACTGTATAGCGCCCTTCTAGGACGTTTTTAGCGCTTATCTTCCCGGCCTGGTCAATTATACCCCCGGCATTATCAACCTTGTACATGATCGTTTTAGGCTGGTTTTCAAGCCTTTTAATTTTACCTTCAAGTTGGACCACTGACCAAGTAGCCATAAGGACCATAAAGGCCCATGGGAAAAATAGGATAAAAAGGATATTTTCTTTATTCTTCATCTTTCCCCTTTCTATTCGCCCTAAAAGCCACGATACAAGCCCACGATAGGCCCAGCGCCCACACAAGAATAAATAGCAAGCATAAGAAATTATGAAGATCCATCTTGAATTACCCCGCTATCTAGTTTAGTTAAAAGGCTGTAAAGCTGATCCATAGTGTGAACGTATATAAAATTACCTTGGTAGTGAATTTGGTTAAAGTTAAAAACTGTACCACTCATTAGGTGCGCTTCAAAACCTGAGTTATTCACGCCCTGAAATTTAAAAATAGATTTAATATTATTAGTATTGATAATAAAATTATTTTTAATTTGATCATTTTCTAACATTCTCAAATACACAAGCGCCATGATTATTCCCCCTTAATTCGTACCCCTACAAAGTTTTGATCATATTCAGGGTTTTCATAAATGTTCCCGATAATTTCAGCTTTATCCAATACATCTGTTTCATAAGGTGAAATACAATCCGGATCCATGACGTTCAAACATTCAAGGTAAAAGCCATTACCTGTTAAAACATCCTTGCCGGCGTTGTCATAGTAGCGGTATTGTCCAAAACGTACAATAGCTTTAATGTAATCAATCTGAAGAACGTCCCCTTCAAAGATTTCATTATTGTTTTTATCAAGTGTCCCGGTTGTTTGCATGACTACCACACTTTCAAAAGGGATTGAATAAGGTACCAAGAAATCACCGCTTTCAACCTGTTCAACCACTACTTCAGTTTGTAGCCCGATAGCCATTAAACGCTCAGGCCGGATCATCTTCTTTTCTTTCTTCTTCCACGCTCTAAAAATTTGTTTCATTCTTCCACTTCCTTTACTTCAATTCCCGGACAATTAAACACCCAATCAAAACCGGAACTTTCTAATTCTTTTTTCGTGTGGTATGTTTTTCTTTCTTTGGAAAATTCTTCAGCCCCAAGATACCAATTTTTAACAACACTATCATATTTTAGGTAGTTTGTTTCTTTGCGAATATTTTTAAATCTAATTGCGTAGCGCTTTTCCTGTTCGATTTCATACCCATCCAACCAAGCGAGGGCGATAACATCCATATTCCCTTGTGTGTAAAACCATTCAGAAATTTCAGAAGTGTCTGGCTTATTAGCTATATTTAGAAAAACATCTTCTAGGTCCCAATCACTTGCCTGTGCGTATTCAATACATTCCGCGACAAATTTAGGAATTTTAACTTTTTGTGGTTCGTCTAGTTGTTTCAGATCTTCCAAAATAAGACTGAGCCGAATAACCGGGAAACCATAAATTGTTTCAAATTCTTCTTCATACTTCTTTATTAAATCTTGTTTATTCATCTTCCAAATCCTGTTCTTTCACAAAACTACCATTAACCCAGCGCCCTTTTCTGTCTTTGATTTCTTCATATGCAAGTCCAAAACATTCTACAAAATCATACCCTAATTCCTTACAAATCAAATCCAAGTAAAGGATAATATTTGAAAGGTTGTATTTAATAGTGTTTTCAATTCCCAAATCTTGTGCTACTTTAGCCTGAAAGGCGCTATCTGCCATCATCCAAATCCAAGCGTTAACCCCGCCAAAGTCAGGTAAGTAATCTTCTTTACGGTCAAAAAAGATAAATTCAGGACTTACGCCGGCCATCATAGCATAACCAATCACCACTACGGCCACATCACCGATTGAATCCTTAATAACATCTTCTTTGTTTTTAAGGTAGCCTGAAACCAGCTCCCCCATTTCTTCAATCAGTTTCAAGCCTTGCTTATTAACGTCCCCTTGTTCAATACCACGGGCGATAAACCACATCTTTGTACTAAATACAAGGTCACTTACTTTCTTACTCATCCGCATTTTTTAAATCCTCTTTTAAAGTTTTAATTCTTCTTCTGATCCATTCTTTCCGTTGTTGGATCGCTGTTCTAGGGAAGAAATTTCTTAACCGTTGAAAATGTTCTTCATCATCTAGTAAATCTTGATATTTCTGAATCGTATCTTCAATTAGTTCCCGTTTCATTCTTCCCTTGCTCCAAATACTCAATTAACCAACCCAAATATTTTTGGGCTTTTTTCAAATCTTCCAGCCCGTTCTTTTTTGAATGTCGTAAAACATACTTAACGACATTTCCGAAAAAGAACCCTTCAGCATATTCCGGACAAGGTGCAAAATTTTTGATCACGTCAATTACTTCCATTCCGTTTTTACCCTTGTAATGTTCCGGCTCATTAATCAAATCTTTCTCCACAAGTTCGGTCAAAACTTGCTCAAAACTTTTTTCTTTTTCCATATTTATCCTTTCAAAAAGTTTGTGAAATTTTCCCGGTTACCGGGTTACCGTATTTTTAAAACTTTTTTAATTTTATTTTTAACAAACGTTGATATAATAGGCTTTCTTATTATTTATAAATATTTTTATACTTTTTTTATAAAATACGGTAACTCGGTAACTTTTATATAATTAGTACTAATAAAGTCAGTAATACCAAGGGTTTTCACGGTTACCGTAAGGTTACCGATCTCCCAAAAAGTTACCGATCTCCACCCCAAAAGTTACCGAAAGTTACCGTAGGTTACCGATCGGTTACCGTAATTTTTCTTCACAAAGTCATAATATTTTAGTTAATTTTAACAAAACCTTTTATAGTTTTTCCGTTTGCTTTATAAGCTTTTTTCTCCCAATTCGGGAGATGGTCAATAATCAAATTGATCTTTGCGGAAAGCTTCCGATCATTTGAATTTTTCATGAATAAGTTGTACATAATTTCACGGGTTGAAACTCTTTTGAGTTCTTCCGTCCCAAATTCAACTTCTGAAGAATTATCGAACCATGAAGCGGTGTACTGGTGTTGACGTTGTGCCGGCATACGTTCCCAATGTGAAGGGATAGGCATTTCAAGGTAATCCATTACCTGAATTTCAACTTCATCACGGTACATGAATGTTTCTCGGTATGTTTCAAGTTCTGCTTCCGTTTCCGCGTCAAATTTCAATTCAAAGCCTTCTTTGAAGATTGAAACAGCTTCCCCCCATATTTGATCTATTGTAGCTTGTTCAATCTCCATAGGGTGTTTTCTTTGTCTAGCACCATCAACCAACACGGGAAGGAAACGGCGTTCCCCTGTTTTATCTTTGAGATATTCCCGCTGGTTTGTGGTCCGGGCCAAAATGAAGTTTTTGGCAAATTCTTCCGTTTTGGACATATAAGGGCGCCGGTAACGTAGACTAGTCTTTGAAATAAAAGCCTTCGTTTCCGCGAATGACATCCGGTTACTTGCTACCATTTCATCATCATTAACAATCAGGCTTTTTAACATAATGTCAAAATTATCCTTATTGTTGAAGTCGGTCACGGCGTCGGTGTACCAAGGGCCACCGATTTTCTGAAGTAGGGACGTTTTACCCACTCCCTGACCACCCACCAAGTCTAAAACATAATCAAACTTGGTAAAGGGTTCATAAACTTTTGCCACGGCTCCGACTAGCCACATTTCCGCTATCTTGGAAATTAAGGGGGTATCTTCAGCACCTAAATAGTGCTGAAACATTTTCCCGATCCGTTCCCGACCGTCCCACTCTTTGGCCACGCGCTCCATGTATTCCATTACCGGATTGTAAGACCGTTCAGAAAAGAAGGTTTCAAGGCCGGCTTTCATGGCGTTTGGCGAATAAACAACCCCTAAATTATTTTCAAAATAAACTGTCAGGACGCTGACAAAACTAGCGGGCAATTCCCCAGCTTGAAACGTGGTATTTCCTAACCGGATTTCTTGCGTAAGTTCATATTCTTGAGAGAAATCATTGCGCCTTAGATATTGCCCTAGCTGTTCATCTGCTTTAAGGGACATTACGACGTTAGCCGGGCTAGTGCTTTTTATATCCCCACTAGCTGTTAAAACTAATTTAGGGTTTTTGTCTATGCTTATTACATTACCAATCTTTCTCACCCCCTTCTATCTTTCTTGATCATACTTTCAACCGTCCGCCTTACCTCAATATCAGGTAAAGGGTTTAAACTATTCCCGTTTGCGATTTCTGCAAGTTTTAAAACGTGTTCTTCATCCACGGCCCGGAATAACAACCCGCCTACAAACTTAGCTAGTTTGTCATTGCGTCCGCCTTCATCTCCAAAACCTACCGCGATAGTTTCAAACAAATCTGTTGTTTGGTTTTTCTCCCGGTATAGGCTTCTTTCTTTCAGGTCCTTCAAACCTTCCGACTTATACCCGTGTGTTTCTTGGTAGGTCTTTTTTAAAGCTTGAATTAATTCTTTAGAAGGTGTTACCATTGTCCCGCCTTCACTTGACTTTTCTAGGTCCCATTCATATTGCCCCTTTTCAGTCGCTGAAGGTGCTACCAAGACATAATTATTTTCATGTGCTTTTATATCCACCCCCGGAAGAAAACCGATCATTTGAGTGATTGGGCTGTCTTCCCTTTTGAAGTAGAATAAATGCTTCCCACCGCTTGCGGTTTTGGCTTGTAAAGTGGGTTCAATTAATTTTAAATACTTCCAGCGTTTGAGCGATTCAAACCCGTTTTCTTTTCCATGCTTATCAATATCAATTACGAAAAAGTTAGTAGTTTTTAAGGCTATGTTAGCATTTGGGTGCTGGTCCCAAAAACTTTCTATTTCTTCCGCTGTCATTTTGGGCTTGTCCGCAAACTCTATCATGGGCCTTTTATTTTTAGGGTTGATAGGAATGACGGAGAAGCCTAATTTTTGATATTGTAAAGCGTAGTGCTTCATGCTAGCCATTCCTATTTACTCCCTAAAAATTAGAATGGTAGATCATCATCATTTACTTCTACGGCGCTTGTGTTTGGTAGGCCTTCGGCTTCATTAAGATCATAATTGCGGTAAGTTTTACCCTTGCTTTCTGATTCAACAATTACCAAAGTATAGTAGGTTCCTACCGCTTTACGGTTAAGGGCTTCTTCTAGGGCCTTACCATCATCAAAATCAGCTTTTAGGGGTGCGTCGTCTGCAAAGGCCAAGGCTTTTTGGAAAAACTTGATTGTACGTTGTACAGACCATCCAATATCTTTTCCGTTCCAAGTGTCCAAGGTACCGAATGAAACATATTCGGTCCGGCCATCATAATCACCACCGCGAATTTCAAAGCGGTATTGAAGGCTTTCCCATCCGCTTTCTGCTACGTTGAATTGTGCAGATTTAAGAATGGCTTGGTATTCACCGGCTGGAATTGGTGCCGGGCCGTTTGCGCTGTCTTTGCGAGGGTCAAACCCTTCTTTTTTAATTGATTGTGCAATGTCTAGTAAACTCATTGTTTAATTCTCCTTTTGTGTTTAAATTATTTATTTAAAATTGTTGTATTAAAAATTAGAAAAGATCATCTTCAGAAATATTTTCTGTTTTCTGTGGTTTAGTCGCCTTTGGTTTTTCTTCTTTGGCTTCTTCCTTCTTAGCTGGTGCCGGCTTGCTTGGTGCTTTTGCTGGTTCCAAGGCCCCGCGAATTGTTGACAAGATTTTCAAGATAGCCTTATCATCAACCTGATCCATGTAGTATTTTTTGCGTTTGCGTTCCACTTCCCTGTTATAGTTATTTCCTACTTTTTCAGTGTGGATCATCAAATCAGAATTACCGTTAATCAGATTTACATACTTATCCTTTAGACTTGGTTTGTCTTTTGTAGCGTTGCCATTATCATCATATTCGGATACTTGCCGGCTGATATAAATGACATTCATAGGTAGGGCCTTTAGGTCAATCACCATTTCAGTGATAGCTTGATTGAAAAAGTCGTACCCTTTTCCATAAGGAATTTCTGACAAGGATTTCAAGCGGGGCTTTCCGGGCGGTGTTAATTCGTCGCAAACGGCAATTTTGATCATTTCGATTACATCATCAATTACATCCACTACCACGGTCTGGTAGGTGTGTTTTTGAGTTTGCAAGGCCAAAAGGATTTCGCCAATTTGAGAAATAACGCTTTTAGTAATTCGCCCTTGTTCATCTTTTTCATTCACAAGCTGGATAGAAGGGACGGTATTCGCTTCAGCGTTACCATCTGTATTTAAGACAATAGGCGCCGGGAACTCATTCGCAAGGTAGCTTTTCCCTGACATGGTTTCACCATAGAAGAAGAAATTCCGGGGCGTGTCTTTGGGGATCTGTGGTTTGTTTTCAGGTAGTTTAAAGGCCATTTTATTCACCTTCCCCAAAAATCGCTTCAGCTAAACGGCGTTTCAGAAATTCGCCAAAATCACCAAGACCATCTGAATCATCTTTTTCGATTTCACGGATTTCATCCCCGTTTGGGTAAGTGAGTTCAAAAGTTGCGTTAACTTCAATGATTTCAGCGCCTAGCGTTTTAGCAAGCAATTTCATTTGTTTCTTTTGAGCTTCATAAGCTTCCGGAATCATTGTTAAAGCTTTATGAACTTCATCCGTATATTCTGCATGGTAAGCAAGTGTGCCTTTACTTTGGTATTTAGCCAAAAATTCGCCTTCTTCTTTGTCACGGAATACATAATATTTAGTAGTTACTTTAGTCATTGTTTTGTTCCTCATTATCTTTCTTTTCTTCTTTTGTTGCGCGTTCCCCTAGTAGAAACCCTACTAGGAAAATAAGTGTACTGAATACGATTGTTTCAATATTCATCTGTTATCCTTCCTTAAAATAAAACTCTATCACGTTCACATCATGTTGTTGCCTGCTTCCCGTGATCCGCCAAAGTAATTGCCTATAATCGTCATACTCCCCGGATTCTTCACTTACCGGGTCCAGCACTACAATAGTCTTATACTTATGTTGTAAGCCGTCCACTCCGACGCCTAGGACTTGACTAGTAGCAACTACTACCTTTCTATCTAGCCCTTCCTGTCGGTCCCCGGTCCATATTCCTATTTTCGGGTGTCGTTCATGTATCACGTTTACAATTTGTTTGGACTTGCTGACTATAAGCATATCTTCAGGGGTTCGCTTTATTAAACCGTCAAGCGTGGTCAGTAGCGGGGTATCTTGGTTTGTTGGCTTTAACTTTGGAAAGTCAACTTTTACCCCGGTTTGTTGTAAGTACCGTTCAAAGGTAGCCCGGCCAAAGGATTGTTTAGCTATGGCCGTCTTTCCGTCAACCGTTACTAGATTCAGTTTTCTGAACTTCTTTAAAAGTTCCGGATTTCCGACTTTTAAGGTGTTCTTATAGAAGCGGATCTTGTAGCCGTTGTTTTCCGTTGCTTGCTCAATCTTTTCGATTTCTTCCCAGCGGAAGAAGTTAGGGAGATTATTAACATAGCTTTCATAGTTTTTGAAGTCTTTCCATTTTTCTTTAGAGTAAGAAAACGGATCGTAAACCATTTGGCCATGTATTTTCTGCCAATCAAATTTATTATTTGGATCAGCGCGCCCAAAGATTGTTTTTTCAAGCGGGTAAAAGTTCAAGCCTTTTTTCCGGATTGGGGTAGCGGATAGCCCTATAGTGTATTTACGCTTTATTTTGCGATATAAGCCCCTTAATTTGTCACTACTCATATTCTGCCATTCGTCTATTATTAAGACGTCACAAGCGATTTTAAGGCCCTTTTTAACCCTATTCTGTAAAGTTCTATCCGTTATAATTTCAAAATCGCAATTATCCGAATAGTTGAACTTTTGAACCGTGTCTTTCCAGCCTTCAAGAATGGATAAGCGGTTATTTAAGATTAAGACTTTCTTAGCTTTCTTATGCTTACAGATTTCAAGGGCGCAAATCGTTTTGCCACGGCCCCCAAGGGCTTCTAAAAAGATACCGTTTGTTAGTCTATCGCTACGCTTGACGGCTTCTTCTTGCCATTTTTTAAGCTGTATCGCTATTTTCTATCACCGCCTTTCCAATGTCGGAAACAACTTCTTCAATGTCATTTCTTACGGCCCAAAATAAACCCAGCCGGACCGACGCCCTCACGTCTTGGTGATGGCTTTTGCTAAACTTCCAAAGGTTCAGGGCCTTTAGTAGTTCATTTGGTATATCTGACTGATACCCGGCATTGCGTTGTAAAATAGCGTCCGGAAAAAATAACTGAAAGTAAGCGATAGTTTCCATTACTGAATTATCTTTTGATAAGTCATTGTCACGCGCTTCAAATTTTTCAATTATTACCACGTCCGGGGCTAGTTCATAGCCTATTTCATCAAACCACTGTTTAATATGTGGTAGCCCTTTAGGTACTACCCAATAATTCATTAAACGGGCATTATTGAGGTAGGCGATTCCTGAAGTGCTGTCTTTGGCCTTATTTGAAGAAGGGTCAATAGTTAAAATTTTCATTTTATCGAATCCTTAAACTACGATTTTCTTGAAGGCTTGCGCCTTTCACTTTTTTACCTTCTTTCAAAAGGTCATACAGTCCCTTTTTGTCAGGGGCTTCAGTTACCTTTTTCACCCAATATTTTTTAGGTAGGCTTGCTTCATCCACAATAACGCTTTCTTTTGAGTTTTGGACCGATAGAGTGAACAGCTTACCTTTGATCTTGGTTTTCCCTGTTACTTCCATAGCGCCCTGAAGGTTACGTTTCAACCAATCAATTTTTTTAGTATTGGTTTCACGTTTCTTTTTAAGGCGTTCTTCTTCCGCCTTGTAAGCTGTATTTTCTGCTTCTAGGTTCCGGATCACCATAGCGTAATTTTCCGCCTTGGTTTCTATTTCTTCATCCAGCCCCAGCGCTTCGATAGTGTCCAGCTTGGTTTCTTCATCAATATCCATGTTATAGATATCTAGGTACTGCCCTACTAATTCATAAAGCATAGTTAATACCTCACATTTCTTTCTTCATCTTGGTATTCCTTAATCATTAATTTATATTTCAAAATTAATTCTTTTTGATTTCTGATTAGGACGTCTTGTTTATTTTTGATCCTTGTTAGCTTCCTTTCTCTTTCAAGCGTTACCCGTAGAAGGTCCCCTTGTTCAAGAATCCGGCTGTCTTGGATCTCAATAATATTTTCAAGTTTCTTGATCTTTCTAGCTTTTTTAAAAAACATTGTCTAAACTCCAATCATTGTCAGAAATAGACTGTTTTCTTAAAATCGCCATTTGGTTATTGTGTTCTTCAATAACTTTCCGATCATGTTCAGCTATTTCTTGATCCCAAAACGCTTGTAATTCTGCGATCTTTTGGGCTTTCTTTTCGCGTTTCTTTGCTATTCTATGGTCAATCACTGAAGCAAGGAAACCAACGGAAAAGAATAACGTTCCGGCCATTACTGTCCCTAAAAATTGACTTGTTTGGCTTGGTTCTAACATTGTTCAATCTCCTTTAATTGTTCAAAAATTTCGTATACGTCTTTTAAGTCGTACATATTATCCCGGCCTTGCTTTCTGTATTTCAGGCCTTTCCGTCTTAAATATTTAATATAGCTGTGGTCAAATCCAAATTTCTTACATAAAGTTTTTTGGTTAATTGGGAGCTGTTCAGCTTCCATTTCTTTTCTAACTTCTTCTTTTGCGAATTGAAGAAGCTCTTTAATGGCCATTTTTGCTATTTCATCATTTAACAAAGGCGGTAAACTTATATTTTCCATTTCCACCCCCTCAACTATGCGGGCAAGCTAGTTTGTGTTATAATGTAAGTAGTTAAAATTTCTGAAGCGCTCAATTCTTTGGGTGCTTCTTTTTATTTAGTCAATGTTGTAATCAGCAATGACTTGTAGAATAAATTTGTTCGCCTTTGGCCCACGGGTTGAACCATTCAAAATGTTAGTTACTTCTTGACGGTCCCGGCCGTACACTGAAGCCAAATCGCTTTTTTTAATGTTGTTCTTTTCCAAGAAAGCAACTACTTTTTTTCGTCCTACGTCAATATCTGGCATTTATGTTTCCCCTTTCTGCTTTTTCGTAAAATGGAAAGCAACTAAAAAATTAAATATATTTTAAAATTATTGTTGACAATTTTAAACAGATAATTTAAAATGAAAACATAAGAAAACACTAGCGAATTAATAAAACCTGTTCGCCAAAACTTGATTTTATCATTTTATTTCTTAGTTGTTTTTTTAGTTGTTTTTTTAGTTGCTTATCACTTACAAAAATCATTTTAAATCAATTATTTAAAATTGTCAATAGTTTTTAATAAAATAATTTAAAATATTTTTGTCAATCTCTCAGAAAGGTTGATAAATCAATGCTTTACACGTTTGAAAAAATTAAAGAATTATCAAAAAAACGGGGTCTTTCTTTAAATCAGCTCGAAGAAAAGCTGGGTTATAGTAGAAATACTTTGTATTCTTTAAAACGTCAAAATGTCAGCACCAAACGCCTGCAAGAAATTGCGGACTATTTAGATGTGTCTGTTGATTATTTACTAGGGAAGTCGGAAACCCCTACTATTGCTTCTAATGATCAATCAGGCCAAACCGCCCTAAACGTCGAAGAAATGGCAAATAGCGTCATGATGTTCGGCGGGCGTGAATTAACTGAAGAAAAGAAGAAAGTAATTCAATCCATTATAGAAGCATATCTAAAGGGGACTGAAGAATAGGTATAACGCCTTGACTGAACAAGAAATTTTAAAGGGTTATGATATTACTGTACACACTTTTAACGGCGATCTGTTGCCGGATGAAGTCGGTTTTTACGATCCTAAAACCCGGACCGCTTTCATTTCTGACAAGCTAAACAAGCGGGAAAGAATGAAAGTGTTGCTTCATGAATTAGGCCACCTTGACCACACCACGGCGGAATATAATAACGCTAGGGTTCGCTGTGAAAATGAAGCGAATAGGAACATGATTCATCATTTATTAAAAGACGCCCTTTCACAATTGGAAAATAAGGCGGATTTTAATTATATGAAATTTATGGAGTATTACCAGCTTACTACTGTCACGGATGAAATCATGATCAAGGAAGAATATAAGGCCTTAATTTAGAAAAAGGAGTTTTAAAATGAAAATTGGAGTTAGAACCCCCAGCCTTAAAAAGAGTTTTAAAGCTAGGACAACCGGAAGATTAAATAGAACCTTAAAAAAATCAGTAAACCCTTTATACGGAAAAAAAGGAATGGGGTATATTAAGAACCCTAAAAAGGCGATTTACAATAAGGCTTATCATAAATTAACGGTTGACCCTTTAAAACCATTAAAGAATGGAAGCCGTAATAATACCAAGCAAACGGCGCCGGAACCTGAATTAGTAGGGTATAGCTTTTATAGAATTGAAACTAAAGAATACATTTGTAATAAAGTAATGTATATTCTTTTAGCTGTATTCTTAGGAATTTTTGGGGCGCAATATTTCTATTCAGGCCAAAAGAAAAAAGGCTTCCTGTCCCTGTGTTTCTTTTGGACTACTGTACCTTTCTTTGTTGGTTTATATTGCGCCTTAGTAGCCTTGTTTTTAAAGGCTGATACAAACGGAAATATAAAAATAATTGATAAAGAAAAAATAAAAACGGATCAACTTGCCGGGGCAAGTGAAGCCATGAAACAAATAGAGAAGTATTCTATTCCATTAATGACAACTTCAGATCTTGAAATTTATTCAGATTCATTAAAACACACCTTAGACAATCTTTCTAAACTAGCGCCATTGTGCGAAGCTTTTCCGGAAAATAAGGAAGTTAGGGCTTTTGCTGAATCCGTTGAAGGAATGTATAAAGGTTTAGAAGGTGAAGAAAGTAATTTCATTAAACGTTATTATTCCGAACAGTTAGAAATCTCTAAAAGGTCAGATAATCCGGAATATTTGGAAGTTAGCAAACAAAAGTTAATTGATTCAGGAATCTTTTCAGATTCAGGAATAGAACTAATTGAACTTTTATATAAATAAAAAAACCTTTCCGGCTTTGGCAAGCTGGAAAGGAAAAGATAAAGAAATACTATGTACAAGGGTAGTATAACAAATTCATTTCACTTTTTCAACTATGCGGGCAAGCAAGAAAGGAAAAGACAATGATAAAGAAATATACTACTATAAGCGGGGAAACTCGCTACTTATTCCAAGCCTATTTAGGCGTTGACCCTTTGACCGGTAAAGAAAGAAGGACCACGCGCCGGGGGTTTAGAACTCAAAAGGAAGCTAAACAAGCTGAAAGAAACCTACTCTTAGACATTGAAGAAAACGGCCTTCCAAGTGCCGGGGCTTCCCAGCTTTTAAATCCGACATTCGAAGAACTAGCTTCCCTGTGGTTGGAGAATTATAAAACCACTGTCAAGCCTAGCACTTTTGAAAACGTCCGGTCAAAAGTTGAGAAAATGACGGAAGAACATTTTGAAGGTATGAAACTGAAACAAATTTCAGTCACGTACTGCCAAAAGGTTGTTATTGAATTAAGTAAAAGTTACGTCCTTTACAATCATTATCTTTCAGTTATTAACCGTATTTTTAAATATGCTGTTTTAATGGATGTACTCAATTCAAACCCTTTCGATAAGGTGATCAAACCGAAAAGCCGGCAAACTCAAAGGAAGGGGAATTTCTTAACCAAGGAAGAATTAAAAGAATTTTTAAAACTAGCGCAAAATGCTACGCTATCTTATTTCTTTCCGCTGGTCCATTTAATGGCTTATACCGGCCTTAGACAAGGTGAAGCCATAGCCCTGAAATGGTCTGATATTGATTTTGAAGATAAAAAAATCACTGTCAATAAAACAGCGGTCAGGATCAAAGAGAAACAAAGTCTTCAAACACCTAAAACAAAAAATAGCAAGCGCGTGATTTCTATTGATCCTAACACTCTTTCAATCTTGAAGAATTGGAAAAAGGACCAAATAAAGATTTACTTCAAGAATGGCAAATATTTTGAAGGTGATGATAATTTCATTTTTACAAATCAGCGGGGCGATTGGGTACATATTCATAATTTCATTCCCTATTTCAAACGCTTCGTAACTGACCACGGCCTAAAACCAATCACACCCCACGGCTTACGACATACACACGCTTCATTGTTATTTAGCGCTGGTGTGGAGCCTAAAAATATTTCCGATAGGTTAGGACATAGCACTATTAAAATCACGCTAGATTTATACACCCACATAACGGAAGAACAGCGGGCCGATACAGTAGAAAAACTTATCGAATACATGGTAATATAAATATGTCGTATTCAAACCCGTATTCACTCGCTTCCAGCTCCTCAGAAAGTCAGTGTTATCAAGGGTTTAGGGGGTGGATATCACTATTTTAGCATAAAAATGAACATTTCGGGAGGATTTCTATCTTAGAAAGTTAGCTTTTCTGCTGAGCATAAAAAC